GCGATCCGCGCCCGCGAGGAACGCGCCGCCGAACTGGCAGAGAAGAAGGACGGAAAGCGCGGCAATGCCCGCTAAACCGCGCGCCAGCCGCGGCAGCTGGTTCCGCCGCGCGGGCGACGAGGCGGCCGAATGGCGGCTCGAACTCGACAAGGCCCTGCTGCCGCACGAACGGGCCGCGCTCGACAGCTGGCACTGGGAGGTCTGGGGCCGCGACGAACAGCACGCCCCCGAGGGGCCGTGGCGCGTCTGGCTGATCTGCGCCGGGCGCGGCTTCGGCAAGACCCGTGCGGGAGCCGAATGGGTGCGCAACGTGGCGCGGCACGACCCGGCGGCGCGGATCGCGCTGGTGGGTGCCAGCCTGCCCGAGGTGCGCAACGTGATGGTCGAAGGCGAAAGCGGCGTGCTTGCCGCCGCGCCGAGAGCGCTGCCGCCCGAATTCGAACCTTCGCTGCGACGGCTGGTCTGGCCCAACGGGGCGCAGGCCTTCCTCTATTCGGCAGGCGAACCCGAAAGCCTGCGCGGCCCGCAGCACAGCCACGCCTGGTGCGACGAGGTGGCCAAGTGGGACAATGCCGGAGGCCGCGCCGTGGCCGCCTGGGACAACCTGCAACTGGGCATGCGGCTGGGCGAACAGCCGCGCGTGCTCGCCACCAGCACCCCGCGGCAGGTGCCGCTGATGCGCCGCCTGCTGGGCGAAGCACAATCAGGCGCAGTGGTGGTGGCGCGCGGTCGCACGCAGGACAATGCGGGCAGCCTGCCCGAAGCCTATATCGACGCCATGCACGACCAGTACGGCCAGTCGGCGCTCGGACGGCAGGAACTGCACGGCGAACTGATCGAGGACGTGGACGGCGCCTTGTGGAGCCGCGCGCTGCTCGAACGCTGCCGGGTGCCGGTGGACGTCGAGCATTGCCGCCGGATCGTGGTGGCGGTCGATCCGCCGGCCTCGGCGGGCGGCGACGCCTGCGGGATCGTGGTCGCCGGTCTGGGCGAGGATGGCCGCGCGCGGGTGCTCGCCGATCTGTCGGTGGAGAAGTCCAGCCCCGAACGCTGGGCCCGCGCGGTGGCCGCGGCCGCGCTCGAATGGCAGGCCGACCGGGTGGTGGCCGAAGCCAACCAGGGCGGCGACATGGTCGCCTCGGTGCTGCGCGCGGCGGACTGCCAGTTGCCGCTCAGGCTGGTCCACGCCAGCCGCGGCAAGGTGGCCCGCGCCGAGCCGGTGGCGGCGCTCTACGAAGCGGGGCGGGTGCTGCACGTGGGCCAGTTCCCGCAGCTGGAGGACCAGCTGTGCGGGCTGCTGGCGGGCGGCGGCTACGAAGGCCCGGGCCGCTCGCCCGACCGGGCCGATGCGCTGGTCTGGGCGCTGAGCGAGCTGATGCTGGGGCCGAGGGTCAACCCGTCGGTTCGCAAACTCTGAAACCGCAAGACAGGAACATCCTATGTCATTTCTCACCAGCCTTCGCGCTGCCTTCAAGGGCGGCGGCGGGGATGCCCTGCCGCTTGCGCGCGGTTTTCACAGTCCTTGGTCGTGGACCTGGGAGCAAGCCGGCGCGCGGCCTGCGTTCGACTATCGCTCGGCGGTGCGCGAGGCTTTCCTCGCCAACCCCGTCGCCCAGCGCGCGGTGCGGATCGTGGCGGAGGGGGTGGGCGATGCCCCGCTCGCCGACAGCGATCCGGCAGCGCTCGCGCTGCTGCGCGCCAGCCACGGCGGGCAGTCGCTGCTCGAGGTGCTCGCGGCGCACCTGCTGCTGCACGGCAATGCCTATGTGCAGGTGGCGCGCGGCTCAGGCAGCGCCCCTGCCTCATTGTTCGCCCTGCGGCCCGAGCGCGTGAGCGTGGTGCAGGGCGCGGACGGCTGGCCCGTGGGCTACCGCTACCGCGTGGGCGAACAGGTGCGCGAGATCCCGCTGGAGGATGCCGAGGGCTGGCCCGTCCTCATCCACCTCAAGAGCTTCCACCCGGCCGACGATCACTACGGCGCGGGCTGCCTCTCCGCCGCCGAACAGGCGGTGGCGATCCACAACGAGGCGGCGCGCTGGAACCTCGCGCTGCTGGAAAATGCCGCGCGGCCCTCCGGCGCGCTGGTCTACGAGGGGGAGGCGCAGGGGCTCACCACCGACCAGTTCGACCGGCTCAAGGCCGAGCTTGCCGCTGCCTATCAGGGTGGCGGCAATGCCGGGCGTCCGATGCTGCTCGAAGGCGGGCTGAAGTGGCAGAGCCTGTCCCTGTCGCCCGCCGACATGGATTTCGCCGAGCTGAAGGCCGCCGCCGCGCGCGACATCGCGCTCGCCTTCGGGGTGCCGCCGATGCTGCTCGGCCTGCCCGGCGACAACACCTATGCCAATTACCGCGAGGCCAACCGCGCCTTGTGGCGGCTCACCCTGCTGCCGCTGGCGGGCAAGCTGCTCGACGGCCTGTCGCTCGGCCTTGCGCCGTGGTTCCGCGGCCTCGCGTTGCGGGTCGACCTCGACCGCGTGCCCGCGCTTTCCGAGGACCGCGAACGGCTGTGGTCGCAGGTGACCGCGGCCGATTTCCTCACTCAGGCAGAGAAGCGGGCCATGCTGGGCCTTAAACTCGACCCCGCCACAGGAGACACGCAATGAACCGACAGGACATGCTCGCCGGACTGATGGCGCAGGCGATCGATACCGGGACCGACCTCGTCACCCTGCGCGCGATCGTGGAGGAAGCCAGCGAACTGGGCGCCGACCGCGTGCTCGACAGGCTGGGGCTGGAGGACGAACGCGCCCATGCCGACCTCGACGAGCTGCGCGAACTGCTCGCCGCCTGGCGCGCGGCCAAGGCCAGCGCCAGCAAGGCGGTGATCGAATGGACCGTGCGCGCGCTGCTCGCCCTGCTGCTGATCGGCCTGGCCGTGCGGCTGGGCGTGACGGACCTGCTGCGGTGAGGTTTGCCGGCTATGCCGCCTTGTTCGGCGTGGCCGACCAGGCCCGCGACACGATCCTTCCCGGCGCCTTCCGCCGCACGCTCGCCGAACGCAGGGAGCCGTTGCCGCTGTTCTGGCAGCACCGGCCCGACCAGCCCATCGGCACCATCGAACTCGCCGAAGAGGACGCGCGCGGGCTGCGGGTGATCGCCACGATCGACCAGCCCGCCAGCCGCGCCGCCGCCATGCTCAGGGCGCGACAGGTGAGCGGCCTCAGCTTCGGCTACCGCGCGCGCGGTTTCCGCCGTGGCCCGGCCGGCCGGGTGCTGGAGGACATCGACCTGATCGAGATCAGCCTCGTCACCCAGCCGCTGCAACACGGTGCCCGCGTCCATCTGATCGCCTGATTTTGCGAGTCCCTGCGCAGGCAGGGACCTCCCGCCTCACTCCCCTAGGCCCCAGCCTGCGCTGGGGCTCACCCCCTCTTTGCCAACTGAAAAGGTGAACACCCCATGGATATCCAGATCGAAACCCCGCAACTGGCCGACAGCTTCGACATTGTCGCGCGGCAGGATGCCGCCGATGCCGCCATCGAGGTCCTGCGCTCCGACGTCGACGAGGTGAAGGCCCGCGTCGACAAGATCGGCCTTGCCGCCACGCGTCCCGCCATCGGCGGCAGCACCCAGGCCTCGCCTGAGGTGAAGGGCTTCATCGACGGCTACCTGCGCCGCGGCCGCGAGACCGAACTGAAGTCGATCTCCGGCTCCTCCCCGGCGGACGGCGGCTATGCCGTGCCGCGCGAGATCGACGCCATGATCGCCAGCGAGCTGAAGGAAATCTCGCCGATCCGCCAGATCGCGCAGGTGGTGCAGGTGGGCAGCGCGGGCTACCGCAAGCTTGTCACCACCGGCGGCACCAGCTCGGGCTGGGTCGGCGAAGATGCGCCGCGCCCCGAAACCGACACCCCCGTGTTCGCCGAGATCGCTCCGCCTTCGGGCGAACTCTACGCCAACCCCGCCGCCAGCCAGGCCATGCTCGACGATGCCGGGTTCGACCTTGAAGGCTGGCTCGCCGGCGAGATCGCGATGGAATTCGCACGCGCCGAGGGCGCAGCCTTCGTCGGCGGCACCGGCGTCA